CCTTAATCCTTGAGTTGTTCAGTCACCAAGCTGCTTCAACAGCGTTGGTTGACACCATTCAACAGCATGGTCTTCCTTCTTACAAGGGGGGCCTCTTTTTTTGTCCCCTAATCCCTTTGTGTTGTATTCCTTAATAAAGGGTTGACAGAGTACATAAACTGACAGGGATCGGTTTCACCACACCACCACCCATATTCATTACCCCGCCCCCTCCCGTCAGAGGGGCTTTTTAATGCCTCACACTCTTGATCGGTGGCAATACTCCCGCTATCGCTTTCATCCCTGCTGCAGCGTCTTACAGGGGCCTTAGAGAGCTTGCTTGGTGTCTAATCGCCGATGAGGGGCAACCCGATTTTTGTTGCAAAAAAATGAGGGGTTGTACGTATGTGGTCGGAAAACAATTTTCCCCCGACGGGGGGTCTTCTCTTAGGGCCAGGAAGCCTGTCCAGGTAGTGAATAACGTATTCAATACACCTTCTACAGGATGGGTTGCATTTAACAGCGCCTCTCTTTTGCTGGCTGACGGTGCTATATGTGCTTACGTGAGCGACCCTTTACGAACATTTAGCGCCAACAATCGCACGGCTGCGCCGTGCTCAAAGGGAGCAGGATTATGAGGAGCTAACAAACGAGTTGCATCACAGTGAAGGATATATTTAGGAGTAGGGCTGCATCACTCGATAGGAAGTGAGGGTTAACACAACAACGTAGGGAGGACTAGAGCCGCTAAGTGAATGTAGGCCGTGAGGCCTACATGAACGGGGCGCGGCTCAGTCCGATGTGCGTTGTTGTTGACCAACGTCAACAACAACGTTGAGAGATAGATTCAACAAAAGTCTTTCTTATGTTGTTAAGGCTGTTGAGGCTGTTAAGGCTGTTATTTCTTTCTTTTTATTCTTTGGTGTTGAGTTATTTAGGGATACATAAAAGAACAGCCTTAACAGCCAAGCAACAAAATAAAGACAGATGTTGAGTCATTCAAGAGAATGCAGGGAGGCATTCTGTGAAAGGTCGTTTGTTCTGTTGATTCTGTAAGAGACCAGCGAGCTAAGCTCGCTTGATAGAACAGTGTTGAATTAATTCAAAAAGGAACCAAGGGGGATAGATCCCAGTGTTTGCAGTGTGTTGAGGTTGCCGGTACTGAATAAAGGAAGGATTCATCCAGCAGTGCATGTTGACAATGCAGCGCTGCATCATCTAGAAAGGCCTTAAGTTGATCGGTGGCAACGCTTGCCACGGGTCAACACCAGTACCTCACTCGATAAAGACCATGGCTACGAACTACCTACAAGGCCCCATCCGATCTGTTGACGTGCTGGACGCACTGGTATGGGAAGACAGCACAGCACGCGATAGGGCAATGGATGCAGGCAGGCATTCAACTGATGCCTACTACCTGGCATGGAAGTGGCTCACCGCTGTGGTGCTGAACAATCCACGGCCTGAGCTTCCTTGGCATGCACAGCAAGCACTTAAGCGAGTGCAACTCAGCACAATGCATCGCTTGGAATCAGACCGCTGATCACTTATTGACAACAATCAACACTTTCACTCTTTCAACATGGTCAAAACATTATTTGCCTCACTCTGCCTTGCTGCCTGTTGTATGGGCAACGACTACCCAGCCAAGGCCTATGGGCCTAGTTGCGACGCTGAATGTTTTCAGTACCGCAACGATCAAGCACGGCAACAGCGCGAGTCAGAGCGACGCCTTAGGCAATCCATACAAAGATCCAGGGAGTGCTTCAACTGCGGCGACAACTACTGACCACGTATTGACAACATTCAACACTGCAACTCAATCAATGTATTTTGACCGTTTTGATATCTGCCTAGCTCACTGGGCATTTGCCAGTACCTGGCACGAAGGCCAGGGAAGCGACACCTACGCCAAGTTTGCACAGCTTGATCGTGTTGGTTTTAGGCCTGGTGCTTGCCAGTCAGACGATCCAAAGGACTTAGGCGATAACGCCAGAGAGATATATCGGCAGCTGGTGGTCTCTCACTGTGGCGGCATCAAATCAACACTCACCGCCTAATTCGTACAAGCGAGAGGCCAGGTGCAAACCCTGGCCTAGGCCTTGCCCACGACGGGCAAACACTGAAACTCAATCCTGAGAGACCATGACAACAACATCAAGACCTAAGAAGGCCCGTAAGAAGTACGACGGGCCAACAGCAGAGGAAAAGATCTGCCAGGCACTGGTTGAACTAATGGAAGCTGGCAAGAATCCATGGCGCAAGGAATGGAAGGCAGGAGGCCATGGTGGTCACCGCAATTTGATTACCGGCAACGCTTACAGGGGATCGAATCCGATCTTGCTTGAGATGTATCAATCAATCAAAGGCCATCCTCTCGGTCTTTGGTGTGGTGCTGGCCAAGCCAAACAGAAGGGATGGTGGCCAATCAAAGGATCAAAAGCGGCTTACATCGTCAGGCCTCAACTCAACAAATTCACCGATGAAGTTGAGCCTGTTGGTGGTGGCGAGCCTGAATCAGTCACAAGGCAATGGACAAGCTTCAAGCCTGCTGCAGTGTTTAACGTTGCCGATCTGAAAGGCAAAGATGAAGAGAGCCAGGCAAGGCTTGATTCTGCGATCTTGGCTGCTACTGGCTCGGCAATTGTTGCTCCAGAAATGGAGAGACATGCAGCTGCAGAAGATGCTTTAGGCAAATGGGAGGTTGACACTAAGTGGTCAGGTGACCGTGCCTTTTATTCGATAGGCGGTGACACGATCACCATGCCAGAGCGTCAGTTATGGCTGTCACAGCCTGGCCTTTATGCCACTTGGTGCCACGAGTGCATCCATTCAACAGGTGCTGAGAAGCGACTCAACCGCAAGTATGGGCGGTTTGGCTCAAAGGACTATTCAAAGGACTATGCCAGGGAGGAACTAGTCGCTGAACTAGGTGCGTTTTTGATGTGCAACAGGCTGCAGATCAGCAGTGATGCCCAGAATCATGCGGCCTATCTAAGCAACTGGGCAGAGGTTCTGAAGGAAGGCCCGAAGGTGCTTTTCAAGGTGCTAAGTGATGCCACTAAGGCCAGCAATTTGATCCTTGGCAAGGAGGTAGAAGACGCCGAATAAGTAACAACAATCAAGGGCCGTATTAACGGCCCAATTCTCCTACAAAATCATGACAATCAAAACTAACAATCAGCCCAGGGATCTGCTCACTATCTGGGACTTTTCACGCAAAGATCAGGCCAAGATCAGGCAGGAATTTGACTGGCTGGAAGACATTGAATCTGACTCAACCTTCTTTAAGTACAAAGGTTGGATTTATAACCTCTCCGAATTCGTGAGAGGAGGAGCCAAGGGATGGGATGGAAACAAGGCTGAATCGTGGTCTTGCGGTGTCCTAGTGAAAGTTTCCAGTGACGGCGAGCAGGTCACTTGCGGTTGGTGGAGTATTTGAAGCACCAACCAAGGGCCGTCATCACGGCCCATTTTTATGCCAACAATCACAAAATCATGCTCTACAATCAGTCAACAGTTGCAAGATGGCAATCAATGACACTGGATCAAATGGAACTTGCGGTTGCATCACATGTTGAAGCATTGGTGCAGCTTGGTTGGCGCTGGGAGGGCAGAGGCCTGGTCCCAACGATCCAAACGGGCTGGAGGAATGATTCCAAAAGTGCAGACCTGTCTCGAACGTCAGCTAGTTGGGAATCATTCTCATAAGGTACTGACGAATGCAACTGACACTGTTGAACCAGTTCAATAAGTTGCAATAACGGATGACAAGACAACGCCAGCTGCAGCCCATACTGTTTGCAGCTGCGATTGATACAACAACAACAACAAAACAATGCAACTACCTGAACTCTGGATTCCTGTCGATTTCTACATCAGCTGCAGTGGGAGCCAGAAACGCACTCTTCACGTCCCTCATAGGGTCGTGGATTTATGGGAAGAGTCAAAAGGTGTCAAGCAAAGAGCAATGGTCCTTGAAGTGCATTTGTTGGTGCATCTAATGGTGATCATTGACCTGCGGCTGTCAAGAAACCTTAAATTGGGTCATGGATTTTCTACAGGCACTAAGGGGCGGTCTTCGCCTATTCCGCGCTGTCAGCCCCCAGATCAGGGCAAGCCAAATCGATATGCTTTTGACAATTGCCATGCAGCCGGGCATCAGCCAGACAGAGCTGGCGATTGAATGTGATGTGACGCTCTCAGCTGTCAGCCGTGCGGTTGATGTCTTCAGTTCAGCAGGCAGACGGGACGGAAAGGGTCAAGCCCTAGGTCTCGTTACCGCTGAGAGAGCAGAAGGAGATGACAGGACAATCGTCTTGCGTCTCACATCCAAGGGAACACAACTAATCGACCTTTATCAGCAGGTGACCAATGGCCGTTCGCTTTAGGAAAGATCGCAACGTATGGGTTTGCGTTATTGAGACCTCATACGGCAGAGAAACAAAGCACTTCTCATCAGAGCAAGATGCGACTCGGTACGAGATGCTTCAGAGCAAAGCCTGTTTGCTGAAACTCCACAGCATTTGTTCAGCCATGGACTGGGGAGGTAAGGCAGAAACTCAACCTGACCGAGCCAGGAGAGCGGTTGAGTTTCTTGGTTGCGACCTGCATCCAAAACAGGTCACGATGAGAATGCTGGATGACTATGTAGCCCACCGGAAAGCATTGGGGAAAGGCAACTCAACAGTGAAATGTGAGCTGTCAGCCCTGAAGGTCATGCTGACCAGGGCGATCAGGTTGGGATGGATTGACGCGCTGCCTTTGTTCCCTGAGAACAGGACGCTGCCTCTACCTGAACCAAGGGATCTGATCATTCCAGACCCTTGGTATGAAGAGCTGCTGTTGCAGCTGGAATGGGCAGAGCATCGAGTTGAAAAGAGCGTGGTTGTGTTCTGCAGGAGATTGGGCTGCAGGATTGACGAGGCTCTGTCTCTTAATTGGGATCGAGTTGATCTAGAAGGAAGGACGGTGCAGTTTGTCAGAACAAAGGGGTTGAATGCACGACGGCTGCCTTTAAGTGAAGAGGTTTTCAGCTTGCTAGTAGCACTCAAAAGGCGTGGAACTGCAAGCGTATTTGACAAGCCTTATACCACCTTTTATGCACGTTACAAAAGAGCTATTAAGAGTACATGCAACAAGTTGAACCTAGGTTCTGACATTCAAGAACAATGGGTAACGCATACGTTGCGCCATACTCGTATTACAGAGCTTGCTGTTAATGGTGCATCTGCCCCTCAAATACAGGCATGGGCCGGACATCAAAGTCTGGCCACGTCTCAAAAATACATTCACACAAGTGGTGTTGATTTAAGCCACCTTGCAGGCTGTTGAACGGTGTCTCATACCTGAGATACACAAGACAACAGTTGAACGAAAAAGGGACCAAAACCTAACAACATCCCAGTCCCTCACTGGCTTTGACCGTGTTAGTAGTGAATCAGAGATTCATTACAACACTTGACACCGCTCAAATACCAGTCAGGAACTGGGATCTCACCTGAGATCTCATCAAATGCAAAAGGAACAGTCAAATGCTGTCAAGTCACCACGCCAAGAGCAGGTTGAACTGGAGCAATGGTGCAGGAATGAAGGCGAAAACCGAATCCTTGCCAATGGTTGGGAGAGAGCAGCAGAAGGAGCGTTAATCAACAAACTATCCAGGGTTTACCTGGATATGGTCATCGAAACTTGGCAGAAAGCCAGGGTTAAGCCGTCCAAGTCATCACACATCTGGAACCTGATCGAGAAGGAAGAAGATCTCACTCAGGTGGCGCTGGAGTCTTTTGTCTATGTCCTTGGGACTATCCATGACAGTGCTTACGGCAATGGCCTAGCCAGGGTGCTGGGGAAGCGTGCTGAGTACGTCCTGTGGCTATGCAATAGCCAATGGGGTGGCAGCAAGCACCTTCAAGGATTGAAGCTCGCTAGCGGCAGTGATTTAGGCATGGTCCTGATGTCAGAAAGGCTTCGGGATAAAGGATTTAAGAAAGCTGCTAGCTACAAACCTTTCAAACCAATTGAACGCTGCGGTTTGGGCTGGGTCTTTCTTGAGTGCATCGAACACGGCACCCGATTGATCGAAAGCTACATCGGAACAGAACCCGGCGGCAGGAAGAAGCGCAGGGTTAGAGCAACGCCATTGTTCTGGGAATTTCTCACCAACTACAAGGAGATCGTTCGCTACCTAAGGCCAGTCAAGCTGCCCATGATGGTGCCACCCAAGCCATGGACCGGACACCATGTTGGCGGCTACCTGACAATCGAAACTCAGTTCACTCCTGTGCCATGGGAAGAGTTCAACAAGGTCATGGGTCAAGCCCTGCCTTGTGTCATGGAGTCAGCCAACATCTTGCAACGTCAATGCTTCTTGATTGATGTTGAGATGCGTCAGTTTCTTGAAGGTGTTTGGGAGTCAGGCCATGCCATAGGCAAGGTGCCAAGCAGGCACAGGTTGATTGCACCAAAGGATCAGGATTACAAGATCAGAGGTCTAGGCCCAAGTGCTTACTGGAAAGACCTGTGGAAGTTCAAGTCAGATGCCAGACAGAACAGCACCCGCAGCCAGGTGATCAGTGGCTTGAGATTAACCAAGCAATTCGACAAGACAGGCCATATCTATTTCGTCAACAAACAGGACCACCGTGGTCGCATCTACACCTATGGAGGACAGATCCACCCACAAGCAGGTGATCACTGGAGGGCAATGCTTCAGATGAAAGAGACGAGCCTGATGAAAGGGAACGAGGCTGCATTTGCTTGGTCCTTAGGTGAGGCCTATGGGGTTGAACCAAATGAGAAAGCTCGCATGGATTTTCTACATCAGGAGAGGGGCGGTCTGTATGCAGCAGGCAATGATCCATTAGGTCAACTTGAGTTCATTGACCGAGCAAAGGAGCCGTTCAGGTTTGCTCAGTTGTGCATGGACTGGGCCTGTTTCCAAGACAACCCTTGGTATAAGACCGGCACAATCCATTGGCTAGATCAAACCTGTTCAGGTTGGGGGCATGTTGCTTGCTTAACAGGTGACGGGCAGCTGGCTCAGTACACAAACGTGACGGGTTCAAAGCCAGCTGATCTTTATGTAGGGATTGGCCTGTTGGTTGATCGTTACATCGACTCTCAACTCAAGCTGGCAGAGGTTGTAGGCCGTAAACGTGAGTGCTTGGAGTGGTGGGCATCACACCCAATACCAAGAAGTATGCACAAGAAGATGTTCATGCCTGTGATTTATGGCCGCAGCTTCCTGTCTCTGACTCAAACAGTCAGGGAGTATTTGAGGGATGAGGTTGAAGATTTTCTGACTGACGAAGGGCTGAGAGTGGTGGACTTAGCGCAAGTCCTTGCCAGTGCCGCACATGAAACGATCAAGCGAGACTTCCCCCATGTAGGGAACCTTTCGCAGTGGCTGGGTTACATCGGTGAGCTTCAGATGAAACAAGGCATCAGACCTCATTGGATGACACCAAACCAGCTGTTGGTTCAGAGCTATAGCAACGTGACCGAGAAGGATTACATCGACCTGCGGATTGCCAATAGATCAGTGCGTGTTGAGCAGCGTGACCAAGACAAGAATAAGTTCAACGTTACAAGGACTAAACGAAAGATGGTTCCTGATTTTGTGCATTCAATGGATGCAGCGTTCTTGCAGAGGTTTGTTTGTCATTGGCATGAGACCTATGGATACCCTCTTTCGACAGTTCATGACTGCTTTGGGACCACGCTGGACCATGCCGTGACGCTTAGGAGGGAGCTAAATGATCAATGGTCTCGCTTCTATTCTGTTGACCATCTGGGGTGGCACAAACACGCCGCAGAGCTATCGCTAAGGCGTGAAGTACCTGATCCCCCAGTTGTAGGAACGCTGGACAGGAACAGGATGGGCGAAAACCCCTACCTGTTTTGCTAGATGGTTGACACCGCTCAACTTTCTTTATAAGCTAACGGTGTTGGTTCAACCAACGGTCAATCTATTCATTCTCATGGCGCAATTCAAAACAGCAATAGGTCGCGTTGCCTGGAGCAACCTCGTTGAAGCTCGCACTTCTGACTACGGCAAGACCGAGTGGACCTTGGGTCTAGTTATCGACGAAGACGGCACTAATCAAATGCTGACTCGCATGGACGAAGAGCTTGATGGCTACCGCCAAAAGAATCCTCTTCACGCAAAGTTCCCTCCCCTTGCATCGCTAAAGAACGGCATCAAGCCGAGCGAAATCAAGGACGAAGATGGCAACAAGACTCCTGACGAAGGCAACTTCCTCGCTGTCTTTAAGCGTCAGACCACATGGAAGAGCAAGCAGGGAGATATAAACAAGCAGACTCCTCCTCGCATTTACGATTCAGTTGGTCGCATCCTTACTGATCCCATTGATGTCCCTCGCGGAAGCCGGGGCCTTGCTGTCTATGAGCACGGCATCTACAACAACCCAGGGAATAAGGGCATCAGCCTCAGGTTGGTTGGCTTTCAGATTGCAGAGCTAGCCGAAGGCAACGACGTAAAACTTGAAGCCATTGATGGCGGCACGTTTGTTGTCGAACCCCAAGAAGAAGCATTGATCTGATGCTTGAACGGTTCAACCGCTGGAACCGCCAGCGCAAGAACAAAGAGCATCGTTCAGGTTTGGAAGACAAGGTTGAAGATGCCCTGCGTGAGCAGGGTTTCTCTCCTGAATACGAAAAGGAATCCTTTCCCTACACCCTTCACCGCAAGTACAAGCCCGACTTCAAGATCGGCGACGTCCACATAGAGGTGAAGGGCTGGTGGCAAAGCTCTGATCGAGCCAAGTTCCTTTCGGTTGTCATCAACAATCCAGACCTCAAGATCTTTGTTGCACTTCAAAAGCCACACCAGACACTCAACAAAAAGAGCAAGACCACCTATGCCCAATGGGCAACCAAGAACGGGATTGCCTGGTGTCCCATTCCTATTCCCAAGGAGTTCCTAGAGAAATGGCTGGCAGGGCAAAGACCCACCTTCCATGCCCCCGAGACGACTGCGAAAGCACGGACGGGGCGTGGCAATACGAAGACGGAAGCATCTACTGCTTCGTCTGTGAAAGGAGATCGGATTCAAATGGAGATCCCTGGAGGCAAATGAGTAAACACACAACAGTTGCTGACTTGTTGAACGTGCCACGCACGGATGAAGTCACCAAGCAAGTGGCTTTGCTGCCTGGCAACCCACTCGACAGCTTGCGAAAGATCGCAGCTAAAACCTTTCGCTTGTACGACTACGTTGCTGGAAAGTTCAAGGGATCTGATGCACAGATCGCTAATTACAGAGACAGCAACGGACTGACCACCGCTCAACACATCCGATACGGCAATAAGCAATTCGGTTGGGTTGGTCGTGACAAGGCGACCAAGATTCAACTCTTCGGTCAGCACCTAGGCAGCGAAGGAACTCTCGTTTTATGTGAGGGAGAACTCGATGCGATGTCTGTCTATCAAGTCGTCAGCAAGAACAGAGCAAGCCAAAAGTTTGTCTGCGCTTCTATTCCTGATGGCGCTCAGTCAGCACATAAGGCCTGCCAAGACCAACTGTCTTGGATCCTCGGGTTCCGACGTGTTGTTATTTTCATGGACAACGATGAACCAGGCAAAAAAGCAGCAACCAAACTTGCCGAATTGGTTGGGCCTACAGCCTGCATTGCTTCTGGCTTTGCTTACAAGGACGCGAACGAAGCGTTAGTTGCTGACGATGAAGCCGCCATCCTTGGCGCTATCAACAACGCAAGTAAGCATCGGCCTGACTCAATCGTTCATGCCCCTGATCTACTGGATCAGGTGTTGAATCCTGTTGATCGGATGGGTCTGCCATTCCCTTGGAGTGGTTGGAATAACTACACGGAGGGGATGAAACCAGGGCAATTGATCATGGTGTCCGGTGGCACGGGGATCGGGAAGAGTTTGTTCACTCGATCCATTGCCTTGCACTTGGCTAAAGCTGGAGTCAGGGTTGCCTATCTCGGATACGAAGAAGACTGCGTCACCAGTCTTGAACGGATGTTGAGTGAAGAGCTTGGTTACAGCCCTGGCTTTCACCTTGACACCATTCAACAGAGACAGCGGCGTGATCCCAAGAAGATTAAAGAAGCTTTGGATGCTTTCGCCGACAACATTTTCTTGGCCGATAAATTCGGTTCAGAAGACTTCGATGACTTTGTTGCCAACGTCAAGCACTACGTCCTTGGCGAGGGCTGCAGGGTTGTTGTGCTCGACCACTTCTCTCTATTAGCTGATGGTATTTCACTCGCAACAGACCAGCGCAGGGCCATTGATCAGTGCATTAAGAACCTCAAAACGCTTTGCGTCGAGTTGCGATTCACCATGCTTGTCGTTGCCCATCTATCAAGAACCAGCGGCTTTGGAACAGCGGCTGAGTCCGGTGGTGAACCGGGGCTTGAGTCGCTTCGGGGTTCGCATTCGCTTGCGCAAATTCCTGACCATGTGGTCATGCTTCAACGCAACCCGAGCAGCGAAGACAAGATTGAGGCAAATACGACGAATTGCTGGCTGAAAAAGAATCGCGTTAAGGGAACCCTTGGCCTGATGTCAAAGCTGCACTACATGGACAGCTGCAGGTTTCACGAAATCAACAACTAGAGGACAACTAATGACTGAACACCCACTGACTGACGAAATCTGCGAAGAGATTTCATTGCGAGGCATTTCGATAACGATGCCCATTGAAAGAAATAACATGCGAGCCGCGACTGATTGGCAGTTGGAGCAGGTGATTGAGTGGATGAAAGCAAACCTAATGAATCATGACTCTCATGAAAGTTATGATTATCTCTACGATGATTTTTCAAATGCTTACATTAAAGAGGACGAACTTCTGAAAGACCTTCGAGAAGCAATGCGCCCAACACAGGAGGACAACTGATGACTGACCTAACACAAAAGAT